GCATCTTCCTCTTTGGTTAATCGAAGGGGTATTTAAGCAGATTTCTTGCGGGGAATCGCGGGTTGCTGACGCTCAACCCATTTGTCGACTTCGTGGCGGTTGTAGAGGATAGGGGAGTTGTCCTTCGGCTGGCAGTCGCATGAGTAATGGCGGTACTCTTTTCCCTCCATCCATGACGTTTCTCTGGCTAATCTGATCGCGTTTTTGGTCAGGCCGGTAATCGCCATCAGAACCTTCTCTGATACCCACTTATTGGGGACAAGCTGAATCATATCGCTCATGGTTTTCTCCAGGCAAAAAGAAGCCGCCCATAGGCGGCAATAACATCAAGGGATGTGAGGCAGTGCTTTCGCACCCAATAGCCAGCTCATAACTGGCTATAAGTTGCGTCATGGCTTCGATGCGCGGTAATCGTCTAACGCTTTAGCAATCGTCTCAATTGGGTCATGCTCCTGGCTGATAATTTCACGGATGCTTTCCTCGCTTGGGTTTAGGCCTTCTCCATCGCCGAAGTAGAAGGCGAGTGCGTTCATAATTTCATCGTATGCTGACATAGTCTCTCCTCATGCCGCACGCTGGGCGCGCAGCTTCTTCAGGTGTTCTGCTGTTTCTATTTCTTCGGCGATCCGCTCAGCCTGTGCTTTGGTCAGCGGCTCGAATTCATGCTGAAAGCGGCCCATGCTGGCGATGCAGGTGCGACCGTTGCGGATGTAGTGGACTACTTCGTGGGTAGCGCGGAGGATTTTGCATGGCGCGCCGTGGGGATCGGCGTACCAGGTATTAGGCTGGATTATCCTGAACATTGGGCACCACCTTAAATTCGATAACCCAAACCCATGGGTTAGTTTCCCAGTTGTCGGCACCGTAGATGCTCATCCAAAGGTCACGGAAGTTAATGCGAGATAGCGACCTGGTGATTAGTGCCTTCATGCTGCACCGCCTTCATTCCTTTCGGCTTCGACAGCCATCTGCTCAAGCCGTCGCGATAGCTCGGCGGCCAGCGTCTGGAATTCTTCTTCGGTCGCCACCGGGATCGGCACAAAGCGAATCCCGATGTGCGCCAGGTGGTTGGCTATTTCGAGGCTTTTTCTCAAATCAACGGGGGAGGCTCTGTTCATGCGGCGCGTTCCTCTTCCTGGAAGATAATTTCCATTTCCAGCTTCTCGGCCAGGGCATTCTCCGCGCGGGCGCCAGCAGATTTTTCCCAGCCACGCAGCATGAAAACAGCATCAGCACAGCGAATCATGGCGAGGCAGATATCCATATACTGGGCCTGAGTTAACCCATCCGGGAGCAGTGCGGGATTCAGGACCACATGACCTTTCGACCCGAGGAAAACATGCGCATGGTTGAAAGCGGCGCGGTTAAAATCAGGTAGGCCGCTCATTGGCCCGGCGATGTATATTTTCACTATTCCACTCCGAAGCGGCGATTAAGCCGCCCTGTGTATACGACGAACTCCAGGAGGCTAACTCCCAGAGCTTCAATTTTCTTGTGATGCTTGTTGATGATGGGAGGCACCGTTTCGTTCCAGTTAGGCTTTGGATTCTGCGCATGGCCTGCTGGATTTCTTCGGTGCAGCGGCGGCAGGCGGCGCGGATGGCGTTGTCTTTTTCAGGCGTCATAACCCCTCCATATAGACCCGGATAAATTCAGCCGCTGCCTGTGCGTTTATGGCGTTACCGTAGCCTTTGAGTCGGCCGACCCGGTTGCTGCTTGCCACTCTTGCCACCCCGGGCTCGACTCGTCCCAGGCGCGCGGCAGCCCCATCAACCAGCGGGAATGTGCCGGGTTCAACTGGACGCCATTTGCCATCTCGACATAAGAGCCAGTCCGCATCTCGCCAAAAACCGTTAACCTCAAGGGTCCGCAGGTGTACGCCTGGCGAGGTAGCTGATCGAGTCTGTCCTTTCCATCCCGCTGCGCAGTCATTCCCGCCGAGTCCTTCCAGTCGCGTGAGGTTGGCGTCACCCATGCCGCTAGCACTGCAAAGTCCTGTAGATTTGGCTGGCGACCAGCCTCCTTCCTTGCCATTACCTTTTTCCAGTCCTGGTAACAATTTTTGATGTTGCTCGCCAGCGGACTCGGCCACCCAATAAGCTCGTTCTCTGATGTGCGGAGCACCGATGCCCGCTGACGTAAACGGCACAAGCCCGAAGGCGTATCCCATTCCTTCCAGGTCAGCTTGTACAAGGTCGAACCATGTGTTTGCGTTACCGCTTGCAACCTGTTCGCCAAAGACATGCTGAGGTCTGCACTCGCTGATGAGGTGGAAGAAGTGGGGCCAAAGGTGCCGCTCGTCAGCAAACCCATCTCCTTTGCCTGCCGCGCTGAAAGGCTGGCACGGGCAGGAGCCGGTCCAGACTGGTTTATCGTCAGGCCATCCGGCGAGCCGCAGGGAATGAGACCATACGCCAATTCCGGCGAAGAAGTGGCACTGCGTGAATCCTCGCAGATCGTCAGGTGTGACATCTTCAATACTCCTTTCATCAACTTCGCCCGGGGCGATATGACCGCCGGCGATCAGGTTGCGCAGCCACTGAGCAGCGAACGGGTCGATTTCGTTGTAATAAGCTGCTGGCGTCATGAGGCCTCCGTTTTCACAACGTCGATGGCGCATCCGGGCAGCAGTTCCACCGCGGCGGTGGCGCACTGATTTCCCCAGTGATCCCAGCCCGGCGCCGCGCTGCGGCTAAACAGCTCAATGCGCGGCACATCTCCATAAAGCAGCTCTAGCCGGTGCCGTACTTCCCACGGCTTTTCGCTGTGCGCACCGAGCGGGCTGTATACCACCTGCTTAATCCCGGCATGCTGTCGTTCCAGCCCGGCGCCGCGGGTAGCAATCAGCAGATCTTCGGTATTGGCCCGGGTGTGGTTGCCGCCGTTCATGCGCGTCTCGGCGTTAAGCAGATCGAGGAAGTCGTAAAAGTCGGTGACTTCGCCCTCAGCCAGCGCCTTGTTGATGCGCAGTTCGGCATTCTGATTCAGCTTCACCCAGGTAAAGCCCTTCATCGTGCGAACGGTGAAGCCCCAGGCCTCGGCCAGTTCGATCGCCTCCTGGTTATGCGTGCCGGTGTACCACATCGCCAGCACCGCGTTTTCGGCAGCAAGCTCCCAGACTGGCAGGCGCTTGATGTCGATGAGCTTCATAGTGGAGTAGTGATCTGCAGCGGCGCCGTTGCTGATTGTGTTGCCGTAAGACCAGGGCGGATCGACATACAGAAGTGAATATTTCGCTGTCATGCCGCCTCCTGCCTTTCCCGATATTCCTCAGCGAGCCGCTGCGCCTTTAATGGATTGCTGACCACTTCACCCCATGGCATTAGCCAGCCGTTACCAATGAAGGGGAGGCACAGAGTGCCAACCCTGATGTCGTCGTGAGCGTGAGTCATAGGATGGACTCCATTTCGTCGATGTAGAGGCCCTGAGCAATCAGGCGGCTACGGCGGGCGGCACGTTCAATGCACTCCTGCCGTCTGCCTTCCTGCGATTGCTCAATGGCGCGCCGGGTGAACAGCCGCGATTTACCCTGCGGCGTTACGACCTTTGGCTTCGTGACCAGGTCGAATGTCCGGTCGCAGATGCCGTCCTCGTTGACCCATTTTCCCGACTCAACGATCTGCGCTATCTGTCCGGAGCCGCGGGTGATGCCGTTGGCGACCCGGTTGAACTCAATGAGCGTTACGCCAAACTTCTCGGCAATTTCGCTGCCGGTGACCGGGCGGCCGCG